AAAACACTTTACAAGCACCTCAAAATGTGTTATAATAGTTGTATAAATTAAGAAAAAGGAGTAAATTTATGAAGAAAGAAGTTATCAAGGATGCTGAAAAATTAATTACTGAGTGCGAAACACTCTGTAGTAATATCACCCACGCCACACATAGGGCTTTCCCCCATACTGCCAAAGAAGATTATGCCACTGGTCATGACTTTTCTATCGGTAAAAAATATATTAAAATAGTTAGAACAGAACAAGGATTAGCTAGGAGTGTTTGGGGTTTCATAAATATTGCAAATGAGAATTTTAAAATAGGAGATGTTTTAATGGCTTCTGGATGGAGTAAACCAGCTCTTAATAAGGCAAGAGGTAATCTTTTTGAAGGTTATCAAATTGCTGTAAATAGTTCAACCCACAGAATTCACGGCCCGGATTATTTAGTATAAAAATGTTTAAAAAACACTTTACATTTAACCAGGTTTGTAGTATAATAACATTATAAAGGAGAAAATATGAGTAATTTAATAAATGATGTAATAAAGGAAAACATTGCTGAAGAGGTGGTCATGATGGCCGAGGACAATATCTGGAATGTGATTAACGCAATAGTAGATGATTTTGGTATTGATAAACTACCAAGGTTATTACCAGGAAGAAGTCTAAAAATAAACAGTGATGCAATGATAGACGCTTTAATTGATTTAAGATTTGAGGAAAAATTAGTATGAATGAAGATATAATTAGAGATATGGTTGGGGCTCCTGATATTCAGGAAGAAAGAGAGGCCGAGGCCAGAGCAAATAGAAATGAATGTGTATGTGGACAAATTAATTGTTCAGATGAATATTCATGCACAACATCAGGATATTAATATGGAAGATAAACTAATTTCAATCAGTGGCCCTAAGGTAATGGAATCTCCTGCTGGTTACTACATTGGTAAAGATTGTCTTGTAGAATATAATTTTGAAGATGGCGAGGTTATGACCATAACCGAACCTTACACAAGAATGACTACTTATTACAGATCAGCTGTTGAGGCTAAAAAATCATGGTATGACAGTTATCCAAGTGAGGCTCTTGCTTCCTAAAACTGAACGACACCAGCGGTCGGAACTAAAAGCGTATGGGGTTGATGTCCGAACATCCTAAGAGGGGAATGAAAACGCCCCTCAAATTTTTATTATGGAGTTATCATGAAAGAACATTTAATTGAAACTGTCAAACTGGATCACCTTGATGGTATTCAAAAGATATATAAATTCAAAAATGGCTTAGGGGCAAGTGTAATTAAACATAAAATGTCTTATGGTCATAAGGCTGGGTTATGGGAAATCGCACCTTGGGACGAGGCTCATAACTTTATTGGAGTTACTATGTTAGAATGGCTAGATGACGTAAAAGGATATCTAAATGATCCAGAAGTAGATAAAATATTAAGACAAGTTAAGGAGCTAGTATGAAACATCAAGCATTTAAAGTAACTGCGACCAAGGACAATAATAAACCAGTTGCAGAATATCTATTTGAGTCAATGAAAGAGGCGATTAAATTTCACTCATCTATGGTAGCAAAAGGTTATCACACCGAACTTAGGAGGGTAGTACTAAATGACTCCTAAATTTGAATATTATAAAGAAGTTTGGACTGTAAAACATTTCATAGCAGAGTATGGTAATATAGATACTCAACCTATCGGCCAAAGACTTGATAGGGATCCAGTACTTATTGGCAAATCTAAACCAAGTAAGGCTCAAGGTATCATTAATTCTATGATGATGGGTATTGACATTGGTCAAATTACTATACACGAAACACCTAACGGTGATTACGATTATGAAAGCATAGACGGCGGTCATAGAAAAAGATATATTAAGGCATTTATTGAAGGTAAATTTCCAGATTTTAAATCAGGTAAGTTATTTAGAGAAATGTTGCCAGAAGAAAGAAAAAACTTCACTGATATAGAACTGGCATTTACTATTTACAGACCTCTTCAGGGATGGCAAGTAGGTCAGATTTTTAGAGCTCTAAATGAAACCACGCCAGTCAATCATCAGGAAATGTTAAATAGTTATGGAGATACACCAATTGCAAATGCAATTAGAGAAACTGTTAGGGTTGTTCCAGGAGTAGGTAATGATATCCATAAACTCTTTGATTATACTCAATCTCAAGGTAGTACTAAAAAGAACTATGCTCATGTTCAGTTTGATAATAAAGGTCTTAGAATAGATGAAATGGTGGCCAGACTTTTTTATATTGAAACCGCAGGTAATGGTTTAGGCCCATCAACAGATAAACACCTTGAGTCATTATATAAATCAAATCCATCTGATGTGAATAAAACAAAAGAAAGAGTTTATGATAATCTTGACTTTGTCTTAAAAATGTCTAATATAAGAAAACGCAGATATAATAGAACACTTACACAAAAAGAGTTTGTTTTCTTTTATAGGCTATGGTTATACCTTAAGGAAACATATACAGTATTTAAAATAGCTGATTATGAAAACTTCTTTGATACAATTCATAAAGATTATTTAGTATTTAATCCTCCATATGAAAATCAACCTGTTAGAATTCAGGGACCAAGTCCATTTGATTCTACTAAAACAATAGGAAAACAGTTTAATGATTGTTTATCAGAGTTTGATAAAGATGACCATGTATACTTTCCTATTAAACAAATACTAGAAACTGTAGATGTATCTACTTTGATTACTGTTAAAGATAAAAAAAGAGCCTTTTCTACTGTAGAAAAGGAAAAGAAAATGGCTGAACAGAACTATAGATGTGCAATAGATGGTTTACCTTTACTTATGCAAGACGCAGAGGCTGGTCACATCGAGGCACACGCACATGGTGGACTTACAACATATGATAACCTTGCAATGATTCGAGGGTGCCATAATAAAGATATGGGAACAATGTCCATAGAAGAATATAAACTAATGAATGACTTTTAATGAGTATTGAATATATAATATTTTTCTTGGCTTTATTTGGCTGTGGTTATACTTCATGGCAGATTGGAGTAAGACAAGGTGCTGAAAATGCAGTAGAAATATTACACTCTATGAAAGTAATTTCCTACAATAAAAACGGGGATATAATACCTTACAAAAATTCTTAAATTTTAAATATTATAAATAGTATTAACGGAGGATAACTATGCAACGGTTTAAACAATTTAAAACCCTTTTAGAGGACCTTGATAATCTAATTTATAATGAGGCGAATGAAAAAGGATTTATATTAGGATTATTAGGTGACCTTGACGATAAAATAGGTTCAGTCAATACAGAAATTGCATTAGACACCAGGTCTGGAAAAACTAACTCCAGTAAACTTGGTGTATCACAGCTCATGTTGGATAAAGATAGAAGTAAATTTGCAGGCCTTGCAATTGAAATTATTGAAAAACATCCAGACTTAGAAAGAGTAAAAGTTAGCTCCGCAAGAAGAGGTAAGGACTACGCATTTAAATATAAAGAGATGAGTAGGTATGTTTATGTTAACTGTAGACCACTAGGTAAAAGGTCAGGTGCAGGTGATGATCCTAATGAATTAATGACTGCCGCACTTTGTTTAAAAGCAAGTCTTAAGGCTCCTCAAAACTCCGATGAAATGGATAAACTTATTGATGAAGTAAAACTTGGACTTGGTGCCGTAAAAGGTTATAAGAAAGGTCAAGTTGATGCTCTTACTGGAGATTATCCTAATTTATGTCAAGCCGTTTCTGCGGCTCTAGCTTGTCACGGTGCTGGTTACGGCGGTGCTGATAAAGTATATCTTACAGGACAATCCTGGGACGATGACGTAAAACAATTTAAAATATCAAAACACGGAATGAATGATTTTAATTCTTCCGATTTTATTATAAAGAAAGGTAACAAATTCCTTGGAGTATCTCTTAAAAAGAAAAAGAGATTAACCGAAGAGGATCCAACTTTAATTAATAAATCATTTTCTACACTTTTTACTGATAAAAAGTTTGATAGGGTAATGAAACAACTTGATCAAAAGGCTGGTGAATTCTATACAAAGGTTATTAAAACTGCACAGAGGAAAAAACTATTAGATAAAGAAATGATGGCTGACTTAAAAAAGGACAGACCTACTCCTAAAAACTGGAAACAGTATATACAAAGAGTACCTAATAGTTTAATCAATGCAGAACTTAAAACTTCAAGATCACTCTTTAAAGATATGGCGAAAATAATTATGGCTCAGAAAGACTTAATCGCCAATCAATTAGTACAATTAATATTTAAGGCCGACCTTAAAGACTTGCAAAAAGTCAATTTTGATTTTGCCTTAGTTACTGGTATAGGTGACTATGGACCATCAAAAGGGGTTGTTGTTGAAAAAGGAGAATATAAGGATATCAATACTGTTACAAGTAAACTAGATGACTTATTTTCTAAGGGTAAAATTGACCTTAGGTTTACCCCTGGTGCGGCACAAGCATTCGATGCTGGTGCTGGCGCTGCAGTATTAAAGTTCGATTTAATTATTGGTAATTTACCATTATGTAATATTATATTAAGATATAAAGGTAACTTTAGAGCTGCACCATCTTTCCTAGCAAAGATGACACCTGAATTTAAGGCGGTATATAAATGATAAGATTTAATTCGTACAAACCATTAACTGAAGCAAAAAACACTCATATGATTCATATAGAGGATTTAATTCTTGATGGTGGAGTTAAGGGGGCGCGCCAAGCTATCCTGGCGCTTAGATCACTGAGGGATATGTTGTCTGGTAACACGAAAGCACCTGTAGATGTTACAGTCAAATGGGACGGCGCCCCTGCCGTATTCGCAGGAGAGGATCCAGAAACTGGAGAATTCTTTGTTGCAAAAAAAGGAATCTTTGCAAAGAATCCAAAAATATATAAATCACATGCTGATATCGATGCTGACACTTCAGGTGATTTATCCAAGAAATTAAAACTTGCTTTTGACAACCTAAAAGGATTAGGTATTAAGGGTGTTATTCAAGGTGACTTTATGTATGATAAGTCTGACCTTAAAAAGGAAAAGATAAATGGAATTAGCCATATTGTGTTTCATCCTAATACTATCGCTTACGCAGTACCTACTGATACTCCTCTTGCTAAAGAGATTGCAAGAGCTGAAATCGGAGTTGTATGGCACACATCATACTCAGGGGCAACATTTGAAACTATGAAGGCCTCATTTGGTAGAGACATTGTACCAAAATTAAAAAAGACAAATAAAGTTTGGATGGTAGATGCAACACTTCCAGATTTATCTGGTACTGCAACACTAACTGCCAATGAAACTAAACAACTTAATGATAAATTATCTAATGCAGGTAAATTATTTAAACAAATTCAAAGTGGCGTACTTAAAGAAATCGAATCAAACAAAGAACTTAATCTAATTATTAATATTTACAATAACCGAGTAGTAAGAGAAGGCCAAAGAATTACTGATACTAAGAAACATTCAACTGGTCTAGTAATGTTTGTAAATGACCGATATGCTAAAGAGATAGATAAAAGAAGTACACAAAAAGGAAAAGATGTACAAATACAAAAAAGAGACGAATTATTATCGTTTTTTAGTAAAAATAACATAAAAAACTTAAAAAATATCTTTGATTTACAGAATTTTGTAGTGGATGCGAAATTAATTCTTATAAATAAACTTAATGGACTTAATAAAATAGGTACATTTGTAAAAACTAAATCCGGGTTTAAAGTAACCAATCCTGAAGGATTTGTAGCTATAGACCGAATGGAAGGTGGTGCTGTTAAGTTAGTAGACAGATTAGAATTTTCTACTAATAATTTCAGTAAAGATATTATAAAAGGTTGGGATAGTCCTAACTAATGGGAACCGAGGATAATGACAATAAAAAAATTCAGCGATTATATCGTAGAATCGTCCAAAGAAGTAACATTCGTATTTGGTAGATTCAACCCGCCCACTGAAGGGCACGAAAAACTTTTCGAGACTTTAAAGAAAGTATCACGTGGTGGTACTTATCGTATCTATGCGTCAAAGTCTCAGGATTCTAAAAAGAATCCATTACCATTCAAACAAAAAATCAAATTCATGCGTAAGATGTTTCCAAGACATGCAAGAAACATTATGGCAGACGCTGATGTTAGAACAGTACTAGACATCGCAACAAAATTATACGAACAGGGATTTACTAAGGCGACTATGGTTGCTGGTTCAGATAGAATAAAAGAATTTGAAATCTTACTAAACAAATATAATGGCCAGAAGAATAGACATGGCTTTTATCAATTCGAAGAAAGAATCCGAGTAATTACAGCTGGTACAAGGGATCCAGATGCAGAAGGTGTTACAGGAATGTCTGCATCTAAATTAAGAGCCTTTGTCGCCGCAGGTGATTTACAAGGTTTTGCTGATAACTCATTAGAAGTACCAGGAGAAGGTATACAAGTATTATACTATGCTCTTCGTAAAGGTATGGGACTTAAAAAAGAATCATTTCGTAAACATGTAGAATTAGAAACAGTATCTGAGGAAAGAGAAAAATTTGTTAAAGGTAATATTTTTAATGTGGGCGATGAAGTTCGGATTAATACATCAGGTGAAATAGGAACTGTTATTACTAAAGGTACAAATTATCTTACAGTATCCTTAGAAGAAGGTAATAGAAAATTATGGCTCGAAGAAGTATGTGAAGTAGGTACTGATAAAACAGCAAAGAAATATGCAAAATCTACTCCAGGACAATCAGAAGGAAGTAATTATTTTAAAGGACTATCAAAGTCAACATCTGATAAAAGAAAAGCTCACTTTAATAAAAACGCAAAGAAAGATGATAATAATCCATCAGCATACACAAAGGCTCCTGGAGACGCAAGAGCAAAAACAAAACCATCCAAACATACTAAGAAATATGATCAGATGTTTGGTGAATTAACATTTGAAGATTTTAATATTAACGAAGGAAGTTCTGATGAGGCTCTTAAAAAGAAAGCTGATAAAACAGGAATGCCTTTGGCTATATTAAGAAAAGTATTTGATAGAGGATATGCAGCTTGGAGAACTGGTCACAGACCAGGTACTAATCCTACACAATGGGGATTAGCAAGAGTAAATTCATTTGTAACAAAATCTAAAGGAACATGGGGTGGGGCTGATAAAGACCTCGCTGCCAAAGTATAGGGGAAAAAATGAAACTAAAAGATTTAAGAGAAAAACTTGGGAAAATGTCTGGGTCCAAGTTGACAGGTCAAGAAATTACTGTCTATATGAGAAAAAATCCCGGCGCTAAAAAAGATGCAAATGTCCGTAAAGGTGTAGAATTTGCATTAGATCACGGCGGTGCCATGACCTTTGCATTAAAAGGTATTGAAAAAATTAAAAGAGGTCTTTCTAAACACCCAGAAGTTAAGAAAGCTCTTCAATATGCAAATGAATCTACTATAGAATCTATGAAAGAAGATTTATCAGAAGGCAAAGAAGAATACGTCATGAAGAAAGGTACTTATACTCGTAAGGTTGATGGTAAGACTGCTGATAAAATGAAAAAACAAGGTTGGAAATTAGTGGCCAAAGAGGAAGTAACTGAAGCATATTCTAAAAATTTAACTGATAAAGATGTAGATGCTCAATTTAAATCTATGAGAGACCCTGAATCATTTTATGGTGATTTAGATACAGCAAGAGCAGATATGAAAAAAGACTATAGTCCTAAGAATTCAGCAAGACCAAAAGTTTGGACTTCTTTAAGATATCCTGTCAGAAATGGCGATTATTACTTTGCATTTATTGATAAGAATCAAAAGAATAATATGAAGTATAATGAAAAGATGAATGACGCACTTCAAGCAGCAAAAGTTGGTGGTGACAAAAAGTCTATAGATGATATGTGGTTGGTTGTATCAAGAGAACTAAGAACATATCCTAAGAGTTTAGGTTGGAACGACACTATGACCCGTGAAGAGCTTTATGGAGCTATTCAACATATGTTAGGAAAAATTAGTGAATCAAACATTACTGAAAAATCTTTAAAAACAAAAGCCGGCATTATGGTTGGTAGAAGAAAGAAGGCACCTAGGTATGAATCTACTACGGTAAATGAAAACTATAGAACCCTTGCAAGAAAAGGTATGGGTGCAGAAACAAGAAAATCAATTAAAGTTGGAACAGTAGTAGACTTCTATGATAATGATGGCAATAAAAGAGAAGGTAAAATCATCAAGATGGGTCAAATTGGAGATGGTTATACTCTAAAAGATGTCAAGAGTGGAAAGGTTTATAAATTTACATACCATGATAGAATGAAAGCAAAGAAACTTCTCAGAGCATATAAAGAAGATACCGCAGCTTCCAAATCTTTAAAGAAAAAAGGTGCACACATTGGAACTGATGAACCAGAACAGACAGTACATGAATCATCTGCTGCATGGGCAAAGTCATTAGAGAAGATTAAAAATCAAAGACAACTTGATAAAATTTCAGATGAAGATAAGGCCACATTAAAATCTATTATGGCCTTATTAGATAAAGAAAAGAAAAGAAAATAATGAAATCTTTTAAAGAGTATCAAGAGGGTGCTGGCCTTTGGGCTAACATCCACAAAAAGAGAAAAGAAGGTAGACCTATGCGTAAACCTGGCTCTAAGGGTGCTCCGACAAAGGCTGATTTTAAAAGATCAAGGAAAGATGAAAGTATAGATGAAGCTCCATTAGTAATGCATGATATCGATATGTCTAAAACTTTATTTAAGAAAATTGAGACCGATATGTTAAAGAATAATAGAAGCAAGAAGTCAGAAAAAAATTGGCCTATACTACAACAACTTGCTGATATTGCTGGATTTGGTATTACTAAATCAGGCCAAGCTAAAGGTAAATCCTTTAGATATGATTTAAAGAAATGAATTTTAAAAGTTATTTATCAGTATTAGAAGGGATAGAAGACCCAGCCATTTTTAAGGCAGTTTTCTTAGCAGGTGGACCAGGTTCTGGTAAATCATTTGTAGTAGGAAAGGCGTCTTTAAAGGCATTGGGATTTAGATTAATTAATTCTGATGATGCCTTTGAAAAAGGTTTGAAAAGGGCTGGTATGGGAACTACACCAGAGGATATCTTTTCAGAACCAGGTCAGGCTGTAAGGGCTACTGCAAAGGCTTTAACAGGAAAACAATTAGATATTGCATTAAAAAATAGAATGGGTATTGTAATTGATGGAACTGGTAAAGATTATA